CGCAGATATTTTATAATCTTCTGTCTTATGTTTAGTCATCTATATTATTTTGAGAAAAATATAAAAAATAGTTAAGGGTGCGGTTTTAAATCGTCAAGAGTGTAAATGTTATAAAATACAAATATATTTTAATTATAAGTATTTTATAAAATTAATAAAATTAGAATCAAAAAATAACTCTAATTTTATTGTAATATTTAAATTTAAATGTAAATGTAAATGTAATATTTAAGATGTGTCAATATATAACGCATTTCTGACCCACCTTTCTTTTGTTTCTGTAGTGACGTTTGTAAAATGGTGTTTTTCATATTGTTCCGGAGAATCATAAAAAAGTGTAAGCGGATCTTTTCTCCCGTCATATCCAGTAGCATCATTAACTTTAAATAGCGTTGATTCTTCTTTGCTCCCAACTAAAATATCATATCTTAATCCAGTAACCGCATTTCTAATAAAAGTTCCTCTGTGACCAGAACCATAATTTTCAATATTAATACGCTTATAATATTTTCCATCAGTCCATTTTTTATTAAATGGAAGAGTATACTTATTGTAATATTTATCTAATTTTTTTAGAGCATACTCTTGTTCTTGTTGTCTTAATCTCCATTCAGTATATTCGTCATTAAAGTTGGCATCAACAAGGTCATCGTAATACATATTTATATGATATATAATTATGTAATATTTCTTTATATTATTTTAATATATATATTATTTGGTCGCATTCGTTGAATTGCGAAATTCATTTACTTCTTTTGTTAGTTGTGTAATTTTTTTAAGAAGTTCACTAATTAATATATTTTTATCTGATAGTTTTTTTTCATATTCATTACAAAGTGTTTCATTGTTTTTATTATATAATAATAATTTTTGTTGTGATTGTAGCATTTTATTATGATCTTCTAATCGTTTAGCTCGTTCTTCTTCCATTTTTTTAATTTGTTCTAATAATTTTGGTTTATTTTCAGGTCTTCCGGGTGTATAATTTTCCAAAAGAGTATTCATATCAAACATATAAAATTGTTTTAAAATGGGATCTTTAATAAAATCATTCACATTGTAAGGTGATAATATTGTTTTTGTTTGTTCAGGATTTTCTAATAGCTTCTCCTTATTTAAAGAATTATGTTTATGAGAAAATACCAATATTGATTTTAATGAATCTAATTGAATTAAAGGTATAGTATATCCTTTTGTAAATTTATGTTCTTCTGCTAAAGCAATATTATCATCATAATTTGTTTGAGATAATAATTCTTTTCTAAATGCAAATGTAGCAGCAGTTGAGTGATATTGTTTATATGGTCCACATTGATACATTGTATTTTTTGAATCAAAATATATATGCATTTCTGATGAACCGGCAATTAAAAATTGTGGATTTTTTTGTAAAGTTTCCACCGCGTGTGAAATTCGTTCTGGAGGATAATAATCGTCATCATCCATATAAATAATAATATCACCAGAGCATTTTGTATGCATCAAGTTTCTTTTTTTACCAAGAAGCATTTTTTCATCATAATAAAAGTATTTGACTTGGGGTATATCCTTTATAAGATCTTCAATTGGATCAGTTCCATCATCAATAATGATCCATTCAATTCTGTCTTTGGGATATGTTTGATGTTCAAAGCATTTTATTAAAAATGGAATAAAAGGTCTTCTATTGAATGTTGGAGTGCACAAACTAACAAATGGAAATACATTTGTTTTATTTTTTGATTTCTTGTCTTTATTCTTATTTTTACCCATACTTAAATATAAATATAAATTAATATTTAAATTGTTTATGTTTCAATAATTAAACAAATCTTATTTGATATTGTTTTGTTTTTCCTTTTCTATTTCCATTTTTTCCACCATTTTGTATTTCAGGATTAAAATGTGATGTATCTTCTGTTTCTGCTTCTGCTACTGGTGCTCTTTCTATTACTGTTGATTGTTTAATATCATTATCCACTAAAGGTTCTGGCTGATTATCTATTAATTCTTTGGATGGTGTCGTTTTTACATATGTTGACCCCCCAACATCATTAGTGGTTGTCAGATTTCTATAATCCTTAGTATTTTTGTATACTAAATTGTTGTCATCAATAGGTATAGGTTTACATATTTTAATTATCCTTTGTTTATTAAGATTAGCTACACTTAATGGTTTTATATTTTGTCTTATTTTATTACTGAAACCATCTACAGATGTAGGCATTTCATTTGTATAAAATCCCATAAAATAAGCAAAAACTACAGCTAATATAATACCAATAATTGAATTACTTCCTAAATATGTTATTCCATTTGAAAACAAACTTATTGTTGCGAGAATAATAAAGAAAAATTGTTTATATGCGAAAGTATTTTTAATAAAATCGCCAATATTCATTGTTTTATTATTTTTGTCTATCTTATATGTTGCAAATAACGGAGATATTAATCCATAAAATGTAAAAAATACTGGCGTTATAAATATAGATATTAATCCAATCCACCACCAAATAAAGCAAAATAATAATAATTTTATGCTAAAAAAACTTATATTTTCACTTGATTCCCATTTAGTGTTATCTTCAGAAGAAACATTTCTAAATAAATCAGGTATACTTATTATATGATAAAAAATACTAATACAAACATTGAAATAATATAATATCATCCATAAAAATATTCCCAAAAAACCATAAATAAACATAATGGCTGACTCGGGAAGGTAACTTAAATAATAAAAAATAGTATTAATAGCAAGAAAATTTTTAGCAACAATATTATCATAAACAGAAGAGAAAAATAATGATGCTGTAGCTGACAATCCTCCATTAGGATCATTGGCATTTTTTTTTAAAGAACATAAAAAACTCTTATTAAAACTGTCTAAATATTCTTGAGAATTGAATAAAGCTTTTTGTGATAATGTATCTTTATTTTCAGAAAAAAAGGATGGTCTCATAATATTTATATCAATTGGTTCATCGTTAACTATTCGATCAAATACAGTATAAGGTGCTAATTTAATATCATCAGGTAAAATATTAGATTGAGCAACCTTTGTTGTGTATAACCCCAATGTTCCAATAATAAAAATAGTTATACTAATTGTAAAAATAATACTTAATAAATAATTAAACACAAATTTTTTATAATCAGTATATGTAATTGAAGTGGTTGTTTCTTCGTTTTTCTTTTCATCTATTGCGCTTGCATATTCAGTTGTTGACATTAGTTATAATAAATATATATTAAATTATTATAATACTTATTTATTTTATTGAAATAATATAAATAAAATCTAAATTGTATATATGGCACTTGATTTTAAATATACAATAATATATATATTTTTATGTTTATTATTATTTAGGTTTATTATAATATATGGTTCTTCAGTTTGTAGCAGTTTTAAAGAGGGACTAACAGAATTTGAAAAATATTCACAAAAAATAATACCTTATCCAGAAGATGCTAGGATAAATTATAATGATTTAAATTCACCTCAATATAGTCACACCGTAAATTTACCAATAAACGATCCTGTTAGTTGTAAGAATTTTTGTGGACCAAATGCTAAATGTTTACTAACAAAAGAACAATGTACGTCGGATATAGATTGTCAAGGTTGTAATCCTGGTCCTACAATACAAACAGTATGTCAAACAAAGGATGTTGACCCATATGATGGTGCCGGAAAATTAGGACAAAATCAAGGACTACAATACAGTCCATTAACTACAGGTTATAACAATCATAATGTGAATTTCGCGCAAATATATCCAAATTCAAAAGATGCCCAAATAAAGAGACCATACGAAGGATTAGATCAGTGGACAGATTCTTTTAATAAAGGATTAGAATTGTATAATAAAAAAAGAAGTATTGCTGATAAATATAATACAACAATGGATACAAATACAACATCATTTGAAACAAAATATCCTACAACCATATCAGCAACAGGACTATTTTATGAGACGACACCACCAGCGTCAAACGCATCTTTACAGAGATAAAATAAAATTAGCGTCTTCTTGTTGATTTTTTCTTATTTTTTCTACAGCGACGAGTAACCTTCTTTCTTTTTTTATTTCTATTCCCACCAGACGTATCCTTAAAACTAAATTCAGACATTACCCCAAAATGATCAGATACAAATAATTCATAAGATGTTTTTAATGAAGAGTGGTCTTCAATATATTTTTCTTTTTTTGTTATAGCTTCAATATTATTAGGTGGTGGTATAAAAACCATAGCATCTTCGTAGTCTTTATTTATTCGGATTTTATCATAATTATATTCAGGTGTTATAAATTCTCCTAAAACCTCTTTAATATTATCATCTAATTGTAAAGGAACATTTGTAACGACTTTGCTGCTAATTGGAGTCAAACTATTATTATAAAAGATGCCATCATATCTCAAAGCTTTTTCTTCAAGTTTTCCAAGAAATCGCAAAGAATTTATATCAGTATTTTCGGTTAATCCGGGATCGGCAGGATGTAAATCTCTAAAAGAATCTTGAAGGCTAAGATCTTCTAAAAATTTAAGTTCAGACCATTTTTCAAGATTTTTAGGATTACCTTCATAACCAAGTGCGTTTAATTCAGAGTTAAAATCCCCAAGAACAACTACAGCCTTTCCAGATCCACTTTCATCAATAATGTTTTTGATAAACATAAGTTGTTGTCTTCTACATCTGGAATAATTTTCCCAATTATATTTTTGTCCTGGAGAAATCTCTGTCCCGGCTTGTAAATAACAGTTAAAAATAATAAGATTATTAAATTCATATACCCCGAGAGCATTATAATAACTAGAATTACCTTGTAATTGATATGTAGTAGCCTTAATTGCTGGATATTTAGATATTAACATAACAGTAGCATTAGAACCATTTGCCAATAATTGATCAAAGTCTTGTAATGTAGGATAAACATATGGATATTGATTAGTAATATCAGGACCAGTGTATAAAAAATTAAAAAAATGTGTAGTCATTTCTTGAAAACAAACGAAATCAGGATACTCAGAGTCTTTTAAAAATTTGCGAAAATAAGCAGTGCGTAAATTCATAATATTTAATATTGCCTTATTTTTTTTATCAATTGGATTAGTCATATCTAACACCTCTTCTTCTTTTCCAAAATACAATCCCAAAGCATTTTGAGTAACAATTGAGAAATCTTTCGGTATCGTCACGTCTTCACCTTCATATGTGGAAGTTATTGGCGGTTTTTTCTGTATGAAGCACGATGTAGGGTGGAACTCAGGAGCGTAAGATTTTCGACGCCCTGTTTGTTCCTGTAACTCAACATCCTTTTGTAATAATGCCCGACTTAATAAACCCTCGGCTTCGCTCATATTATTTTCTGTTTCATCATATTCTATCATGAATTTTTCTACTTCTTTTGGATTCCTCTCTGTTCCACTGACCTCTATTAAACCATTTGGATCATTTGGATTAGTTGGACTATATTCATAATCATAATCCACATCTTCACAATCTTCCTTTGTGTTAACACATAACGCATAATTTTTTTCATCCTTATCACACATTACCTTTCCAGGCTTACATTTTTTTATGTATTTTATTTCTATACTTCCTATTTTTGATGACGTTTTTATTCCATCTGTTACGCCACTTCCTTTTTGATTTTTTCTTTTCTTTTTTCTTGTATTATATTTCATATAATATACATTTATAAAATATAAATTTTATTTCCTAAAATTATGTTGCATAAGTTAAACCAACATTACCCCCAATAAAATGTACCATATTTATTCTTTCTTCAAACAAATGTAAATCAAAATTATAATCGTATATCCTCCATGTGGGCTTATTAACCCCTATGATTGAACCTGTTTCCGGGTCACAAATAGTCAAACTTTGAGCAAATGGATCCAATGGAGGAATAATTGTGGTAAATTCTAATTCAATTTGATTAAACCTGTTCATATTGATAGCACCAGATGGTTGTAAATCAGAGTTATTTGAATGAATACTAAAATTATAACAATATAATCCAGAAGGAGCATTACTTGAAGTTCTTATATATTTCTCAATAAAATCAAAAACGCCGGCAGGTTGTATATTTTCTCTGTAGGATCCGTCAAATAATATGCCCATAGCAATTAATATTAATTTATCATTTTGAGGATTATATGCTTGATTAATTACAATACCTGTTAGTGTTCCATCAGGATTAACGCCGGGTCCAATATCTACTGGTGTTAAATTTCCATTGATTGTTCTGTAAATAGTATAACTTCCAGACGTTGGAGCTTGTATCACATTCAATGGTAAATAATTATATGGCCAATTTGTGTAATTAGACCATTCATTTCTTAAATTAGCATCACTGCGTTGAAAATAAAACAACCAATTGGAAACCATACCTAATGAATCCAATTGTACTTTATTTGGTCCAGTAATATTTGGAATTATTCTTTCATAAACTTGTTTAATTAAATATTTTTGTTCGTTTACTGCAAATAATCGTTGTTCTTCATTGGACAAAAAACAATAAGTGCAATTTAAATGAACATCCGAATTCCATAATGTTCTTTGATCTGAATATGAGTTAATATCAATAACAACATCAGGAGGAGGTTGTAAAAAACGATAAAATTGCATATACCACAAATTAAAATTTGGAGATACATTTGGATAGTTATTTGTAGCATCAAATACATCACGAATAGTAAATAATTGATTAATTGGTCTAAATGTAATATTTATATGTAACTCATTATATTGAAGAGATGTTAACGGGAATGCCATTTGTGTTTTTAATCCAAACCAACTGTTTAATGGAATGTATAAAATGCGTCCTCTTATTGAAGGTTCTGGTCCAGCCAAATCTCCAGTATAATAAGCATTTGGATATGAATTAACACGAGAATTTGAATTAGCTGGGTCTGTTAGTTCGGGAACTTGACCAATCATTTTATTAAATAATTCTTTTTTATCATAATTAAAATCGCGTTGAACAGAAGCCAATAAATAATCACCTGAATATTCTTGTAAGGTGAAATTTCCACAAGTTATACTTATTTTTGAAATCATTTTAGCGCCAATATTTTCAATCCATTTAAATTCATACGGAGCCCATTGCTCTATATTTCCGAGACCTTGTGATGTAGTTTGTTCGGTAATTTGTTGAGGTGGAAGAATAGGGCTCCAAATATTTGGTAAAGCAACAGACACATAGCAATCCATTAAAAGGTCAGCATATCTAGGTATTTTGAATGTTAAACTTGATTCTTCGGTTAATCTCAAAGTTTTGGATCCTTCATAATCAACCCGGAATTTTTGAAGTCCAAAATTAGTATATTGATGAAAAGTTGATTTAAAAAATGATTTAGTTGGATTTCCGTTAAGAATAATATTCTGTTGTCCTTGACTAACTAATTGTAAAAGTCCACCAGGCATTTTTATACTATAATAATATATATTTAATTACTTATTATATCATAATATAATTTTATTATTTTAATATTTGATATTATTAAAGAATAATGTCATATGTATGTCCTTTGTGTAAATTACAACCGCTTAGTCATTCATTAACAAAACTTACTGAGAATAACGGTACAATATATTATTATACTTGTCCATCACAAGCTATATTATATTATGATGTTGAAGGTATTCTAAATCACTATGATGGTATTTTAAGTGAAATACCAAAAGATAAAAAATGGATTTGGATTTTTGATAGTTTAGATTTCAATCTCACTCACGCATTACAAATAAATGTGGCGGTTGAAATAGCCAAACTTATTACAAATAAATTTAGTGAAAATTTAAAAAAAATTATAATAATAAATCCAACATTTTATATAACAATGACACATAAAGTGGTAATGCCTTTTTTAAATGAAACAATACAAAATATTATTGAAATAAACTATCAAAAAACAAGATCAGAAGAAGTAATTTTATAAAATATTAAAAAATAATTTAATAATATATGGATTCAAAATATCTTTTTTATATAACATTAATAATTTCAATAATTGTTCAAATAATAACTGGAGGAATAGAAATAGTGGCTCTTTTTATAAAAGTTCCATCTGCTTATTCGCTAATAAGAGAATTATTAATGTTTGAATTTATTGTTCAAATTATCTAAGGTATATTTTATATTT